TGTATTTGCATTTTTACGAGATGATCTTAAAGACAAGAATATTCAAATTGAAGAAGGCGATATTATATTCTGGGATAACGAGTATTATGAAATTGATAATGTCGGCTCATCTCAATATTGGGCAGGCAGAAACCCAACTACATTGCTAGGAAATACTTCCGGTGAATTAACAGAAGAATTTGGATATAGTGTTGCCGTGGTCGCTGAGGCACATGTAACTAAACGTAATACCATAAATGTAGAAGAAGTTAGATCTGGAGTAAATAAACCAGCATATACATCACGCACGGATAGAGGAATATATAACTAATGGCTGAATTAGATAGATCATATTCATCATATAGTAATGACCGGGAACTCAATCGAGCTGAGCAGATTCGTCGGGATGATGATACTATTAAAACACAATCATGTACAATTTATGATCATGATTTTGCAATATTATCTTATCTACGTGACACTGTGAAACCTAAGGTAGTAGAAAATGATGCTGTAATAGATATTCCAGTATTATATGCTAACGGAGAAAAGTGGAGTCAGATACAATCTCACGGTTATATGCGAGATGCCAAAGGCAAAACAATGACACCGCTCATTATGATACGTCGTAATTCAATTGCGGAACGTGACACATTGAAAAAGCTAGATGTTAATATCAATCCGTCGGCAAATAATATAATACTACAAAGCAAATATTCAAATCGAAATAGATATGATAGATTTGCAGCAACATCCAATTCAAAACCAAATAAAGAGTATTACATATCCACAATTCCAGAATTTGTTGATATAACATATGATGTATATATTTGGACATCCTTGCAAGAACAAATGAATCAAATTGTAGAGCAGATAATGCCATTAGGAGGATTTGCTTGGGGTACCACTTGGAAATTTCCATGCTATATCAATGATTATTCTTTTGACCTTTCAAATGATACTGGTGCTGATAGAATAGTAAGAGCAACATTACCAATTACAATGAAAGGTACAATATTATCATCAACAGAATTGTATCGGTCGACCATACAAAAACAATTTGGTATCAAGCAAGTTAAGTTGGCAGAAACAGAATTCACAATACCATCGGAAGAAAATAATAATACACTGCCAAATCATCGTAGATTTGATCAATAATACATATATATATTAAAGAGGTTATATCATGTCAAAACAGTTATCACAAGAAGAATTAGACCGCCTAAAAGCACTTAAAACAAAAAGCGATTCAAAGATTTTCGAATTTGGTCAGTTGGAGATAGAAACAATTTTAACTCAGCAGTATCTGAAATCATTGGAAGAAACCAAAACCAAATTGCAATCTGAATTTGAATCACTGCAAAAAGAAGAGCAAGAAGCGGCTAAAGAATTAAACGAAAAATATGGTGAAGGTTCGATTGATTTAGAGAAGGGTGAGTTTATACCTGCTTAATCGACTGTTTCGGTCAACGTTCCCATATTTATATAAAACAATAAATAAAAGGAATTCCTAATGGCCGAAAGAATTGTAAGTCCTGGCGTATTTACCAGGGAAATCGATCAATCATTTTTACCTGCCGCTGTAGGTGCTATTGGTGCTGCAGTTATTGGACCAACAGTTAAAGGTCCAGCTTTTGTACCAACAGTTGTATCATCTTATTCAGAATATGTTCAAATATTTGGAGATACATTTACTAGTGGATCTGGTACTGCTGAAAAATCATATAAGTATTTAACATCTATATCAGCACAAAATTATTTGCGATATGCCGATACATTAACTGTTGTAAGAGTTATGTCAGGGTCATATGCTAAAGCTAATTCATATGTAGCATCATCACCATCAGGTTCTGGATTCTCATTTAGATTACATGCATTGTCAGAAGGAGCTATTGTTAATAGCGGCCGTATTCAAGCATCTGCTAACGGTTCTGGTTCAGCTGATGATGAGGGTGTTAATAATGCATTGCTATCCGGTTCACGTGATAACCTTAGATGGGAAGTATCAAATGTAAATGAAAGAAAAGGTACATTTACATTGTTACTAAGACGTGGTGATGATACAATTCAAGATAAAGTAATACTAGAACAATATAACAACTTGACATTAGATCCAAATTCTCCTAATTATATTGCACAGAGAATTGGTGATCAAGTATATACAATGAGAGATGCTGGTACAGCTCAACCATTCTTGCAATTGTCAGGTTCATATCCTAACCGTTCGAAATATGTAAGAGTTGAAGTACTTAAAAATACTATCAATTATCTAGACTCAAATGGTAATGTTCGATTAGGTGCGGCTTCTGCATCATTACCAGCTGCGGTATCTGGAACATTTGCTAACGGTTCTGATGGTGGTATTAATCATCCACAGCAATTCTTCAATAATATTGAGCAAACCAATACTCAAGGATATAATCCATCATCAACTAATGGTGCAACACCATTCCTAGATGCTATCAATCTTCTTGCAAACCAAGATGAATATGATATCAATCTATTATCTATGCCAGGTCTTATTAATAGTGTACATGCTACAGTATTAAGTGCAGCAGAAAACATGGTAACCTCTAGAGGTGATTGCTTTATGATAACAGATCCAGTATTATATGGTTCAGGTCTATCTGCAGCACAAATCCAAGCAGAAGGAGAAAATTCAAGCTATAATGCAATGTATTGGCCATGGTTGCAAGTCCGAGATAATGATTTAGGTCAGAATATCTGGGTACCGGCTACCACATTAATACCAGGAGTATATGCATTTAATGATTCAGTTGCTGCTCCATGGTTTGCACCAGCTGGTCTTAACAGAGGTGGATTGGAATCCGTTATCCAAGCTGAAAGAAAATTAACGCAAGTTAACCGCGATGATCTTTATGAAAGCAATGTTAATCCAATTGCAACTTTCCCTAACAGTGGTGTTGTGGTATTTGGACAAAAGACATTGCAGAAAAAAGCATCGGCATTGGATAGAATCAATGTACGTAGATTGCTTATTGCAGCTAAGAAATTTGTTGCATCAACTAGCAAGTTCTTGGTATTCGAGCAAAATACAACAGCAACTAGAAACAGATTCCTTTCTATTGTTAATCCTTATTTTGAAGATATTCAGCAACGTCAAGGTTTATATGCATTCAAAGTAGTAATGGATGAAACAAATAACACTCCAGATGTAGTTGATAGAAATCAATTGATAGGACAGATATTCTTGCAACCAGCTAAGACAGCAGAATTCATTATTATTGATTTCAATGTTTTACCAACGGGAGCAACATTCCCTGAATAATTTAGGTCAATGTATATTTATATAAAAGGAAACAATTAAATGGCACAATTATTAGATCCAACCGAAATATTTTTCACCGCATATGAACCTAAAATGTCAAATAGGTTTATCATGTACATCGATGGTATTCCTTCTTATCTTATTAAGGCCGCTGGTCGACCTTCTATTGAAAATGGTACAGTTGTATTAGACCATATCAATATTGAAAGAAAGGTTAAAGGAAAAAGCCGTTGGCAGGATATCACTATCACTCTTTATGATCCGGTAGTACCATCAGGTGCTCAAGCAGTAATGGAGTGGGTTCGATTGCATCACGAATCTGTAACAGGTAGAGATGGTTATTCTGACTTCTACAAGAAAGATATCACTTTCAATGCATTAGGACCGGTAGGTGATAAAGTTGAAGAATGGACACTGAAAGGTGCCTTTATTGCATCAACATCAAAAGGTGATTTTGATTGGAGTGGAGAAGATCCATTGACAATTGAGCTTACATTAGCTTACGATTACGCTATACTCCAGTATTAATCGTATATTGCAAGCAATTCTAAGAATCCTTCATATTTATTTATGAGGGATTTTTTTATGATCAAACTTAAGGCCATAATGGAAAATATATTAGATGAAGAAAAGAATTCACTAATCGATCAAATCTACATGGATTATCCGGCATATATGAAAGATATAGAAAAGTTATTGTCATTTATAGAATCAGATAAGAACATACATCCATCGGTTAGCAAGGAAGTATTAATACAGCTTATCCGAAAGAAATTCGATTAGTAGCATATTTATATAAAAGTTATAAGGAGTATTAAATGAGTAACGAATTACCAAATCACAGGTCAGCAGCACCTACCGTAGAAAAGACAGAAACACCTGCACCTCAACCATCCAAATTTCCAACAGAAATTGTAACATTGCCATCTAAAGGATTGCTATATCCAAAAGACAATCCATTGGCATCTGGTAAAGTTGAAATGAAATATATGACGGCTAAAGAAGAAGATATTCTTACTACACAATCATATATTCAGCAGGGAGTTGTATTAGACAAATTGTTTCAGTCTCTAATAGTAGGAAATGGTGAAGGTCAAAAAATCAATTACAATGATTTGCTAGTAGGTGATAAAAATGCAATTATGATTGCAGCACGTATTTTAGGATATGGTAAAGAATATGTAACAGAGGTTACTACACCATCCGGTAAGAAGCAGGAAGAAACAATCGACCTTACTACTATTCAAGATCGTCCATTTAACGAAGAGTTAATCGAACCTGGGGTAAATGAATTCTCATTCCAGCTACCAGCCAGTAAACGTGTTATAACGTTCAAAGTACTATCGCATAGAGATAATGATGCTATTGAGTCGGAAATGAAAGGCCTTAAGAAACTCCAGCGAAAGACCGGTGGAGCAGATCCTCAATTAACTACCAGATTGGCACATGCTATTGTATCCGTTGATGGAGA